GTAGCACTTTCTGCTGAATTATTAAACGATACGATAACTTTCTGACCGTCAGTACCCGTTAAGTTCTTTAAAATCTTACTTTTAATAGCTTGCTGGGACTGCTCATCAGGTATTCCGTTATTCATATTTATTATCGCTCTCGCTGAAAATCCTGAAGTAACTTCTGTCAATAAATAATTTGAGATTTCTTCCTCTAATTGAGCGTATTTTAAACCGCCGTACCAATCAGGTAGAGCGAAATACTTCATGTTAATAGAATAAGGCTTTATATATAGAATCTCTATATCACTTTTAGACTTACCGAAAGCGTCAATTCTCTCAGGAACAAATTTCTTTGTGTCGGTCCAATCGTTACAAAAATAATACCCGTTAACTTCGCCTTTCTCATCGCACTTCTCAGGGCGTAAAAGATGAACAGGGATGTGTTCTACTCTAGCTATCTTTTTTCTGTCTTTAGAATAGATAACCTGAACTGCACATTGACCTAATACCTTTAAGTCTTTAGATAAATTCCTTACTGTGTGCTTAGAAAACAAAGATATTGCGTTAGCGTACTCGTTAGGCTTTCTAGATGCGTCTACACAACCTAAACCGCGACCAAAAATAAGTCTGCTAGTGTTGTTTATTATTGCATTATTAGTAGTAGAGTTGTTGTATCTATCTAAGATAAACTCAAACATGTTATTGTCTTCACCGAATTCTACCCATGCTTCCCTATTATCTTCTTTAATAACGGGCTTATCGTAGTTGCTTAACTCTAATAAATGTATATTCTTACTCATAAACTATAAAATCATTGTTTGTATTGTTTGACGTGTACTCGTCATTGTTAACACTATAACTCTGTACTGATTGATTCGTGCAAAAAACTTTGTCTTTTAACACTACGTCTGAGCCGTTTCTTAGCTCTAGGTTATAGTATCTGTCCTCTATTAGTGAGAAAGTGCTTGTAATCGTATCTACGTAGTCTCCTGACACGTTAGAGTCTATTGTAACCTCTATGGTAGTGTTGGTAGATTCGTCAGTAATAAACAAACTATCGTAAACCTTTGACCTAGCTATAAAGCTAAAGGTTTGTGGGTCTGTTGTTTTATTGAGTATAATCATACTCTAATAACTAAAATAAACGTGTTTTGTTTTCAATAAAAAAAGGGTAACTAAATAGCTACCCTCTTTAAATGAGTTATAATGTAATTAAACGATAACTGCGTCGTCTCCTGAACCGTCATTAACAGTGTTGAAAGCAACCTTCAAAGTAGCTTCGTCAGAACACTGAATAAATGGGCTAGGCAGAGTCTCTTCTGACTCGAAGTTCAAAGTATAACCGTTGAAACTATCAAGACTTTCCCCTGAAGATACAGTACCACCAACTACGTCAGCTCCCTGCTCAAGACCCATAAGGAAATATTGATCTGTCATAGTCCTCACAATGATTCTAGGTCTAGAATAAGAAAGTAATTTTATTGCTTTGTGAGTAGCAACGTCTTGTTTTTTCAACTGTACAGTTAAAGCACCTTTGAAAAATGTAGTTCCGTTAGCTCTAGAGCTTACTATCTCTGTCTCAAAGCTATTAGCTCCTTTTAGTTCATATTTGTACATGTTCAACTGACTAGCAGGCGTCCAAGTTTGAACTTCGTCTGTGTTGGTAGCGTCAAATTCTACGTTTTCGTAGTCTAAGTCATCGTAAGATATAAAGTAGATAGCTTTTAAACCGCTAACTGAATCTTTACAACCTAACGTTCTACCTGTGGTAATAAATGTGCAAGGCATTTTTTTAAGTTTTTTAAATTAAAAAGGGCAGGTTATGTTACCCACCCTTTCTAAATGAATTAATAAATAATATTAGTTAACTGCGTTAGCGATTCCGTAAGTAACAATCTCTTCTACGTTGTAGTACTGAACTGCACCTGTCATGCGCATAACCAAACGAACATTTTCGCTTCCGTCAACGTCAGCCATGTCGATTAATTTTACGATATTTTCGTCATTTTGCAAACCGCAAGCAAAGAAGATATTGTCAATAGTAGTTGCCATAGCTTGGAAACCTGTAAGACCATGAACAACACACAATTTGATGCCGTCAAATAATAAGTCTTCACCCATTGCTTGGTTGTTGAACTTGTCAACGTAACCTAAAGCACCCATAGCTCTAACATAAGCTTTGTGAGTAGCTTGAGAGATAAAGATTCTTAAGTCTTCTTTACCATAAAGCTCAGCAGGAATAGCGTCAACGATAGACCCAAGCTCAGCAATAACTGTAGCAGATGCGTTAAGTGCAGAAGAACCTGCAATCTCGTTAGCAGCAGGAAGAGCAGCATCAGTAGAAACCAATGTAACTAAACCGTCAAACTCACCTGTGTTTGAAGCGTCACCGTTCCAAATGTTAGACTCATTTTTAGATGCTACTTTAGCAGAAACGTGTCCGATTAAGAAATCAGCGAAGTTTTTAGGAAGGCTATCGAAAGCACTGTATCCCATAGAAACTGCATCCCAGTCACTTCTGTAGTCGGCCTTACATAATTGTAGGTTAACTTGTAGCGATTTAGGACTGATTGTACGCTCAGTCAAAGAAACTGTAGAAGTAGCTGAAAAGTCACAGTCTCCGTCTCTAAGAACTGAATCTACGTCTAATTTTTTAACTACTGCTTTGTACTTTACGTTAGGCATAACTGTAATAGCACCTTTTTGAATAGTGTTAGCAGATAAAAGAGCAGGAGCGATATACTTCCCTGCAGACTCTCCTGCGTAAGTTGTTGTAATGTTTGTTGTTGTTGCCATAATGGTCTTTTTAAATTTTAATTAATTATTTGTTATATTGTGAAAAAATGTTATTCAATGTTTTGTTAGAATTACCATATTTGAAACCTTCTGTAATAACCTCTTTAGATTCAGGGTTAGGTACGATAGGCTCAGTTGCAGGTGCTTCAGATAATTCAACCTCTTCAGATAATTCAACCTCTTCAGTAGCTTCTACCTTAGGCTCTTCTTTAGAAAGTAATTCGATTTCTGCTTTAAGTTCTTTATTTTCGTTAACCAAAGCTTCGATTTCTGAAAAGAAAGTCTCTTTAACTACAGATTCAACAGTCTTTTTGACAGGTTTAACCTCGTCTTCTGACGCTTCTACTTCTTCTTCTACTTCAGGAGTAGCTTCTTCTTCTTTTTTAGGCTCTTCTTCTTTAGCTTCTTCTTCTTTGATTTCAGAGATAGAACCCTCTTCAGTAACGATAAGCATTCTACCGTCTTCTAAAGTGTATTCACCTACAGGTAAAGGTATTTTTTGCTCGTCTTCAGTAATGATTGCTACAGGCTCACCTGCTTCAAACACTTCTGCTTCGATAATTGTTACCCCGTCCTCTAATTTCATTGACTCTAAAGCTACTTCCATTCCTAGAAGAGTTCTAACTTTGTTCAAAATCTTTGTTTCGTTCATGTATATTATTATTTAATTATATAACAATAACCACTATACTATTAAAGTGTTTTATTTTTGTTGAAAACTATAGATTATAATCAGTAGAATCTTTTGAGTCAACCCTAGTAGTATCGCTATTGCTAACAGTACTACTAGATTGATTCTTTAGACTCCCTATTCCATGTCTAAGTGAGCCTTTATAACTGCACTTCTTGGAGTCCTTATCGCATGTCATTGTATATTTACCCTTACATGGGCAGTAAATTGCTCTACTCATATTATGGTGTATCTGTTACTAGGTCAGTATTACTAAAATTATAACCCGTTAAATCTGCATTACCCTCTATATCACTGATAGTTGTTACACTAGTTTCTATCTCGTAGTAATGAGTAGGTGCAGAAGTTAATAAGCTTAAGTTTTGAGTAGCTCCACTGTTATATATAGTTGATAAATTAGCCGTTTCATCTGTATCCCAAATAGCTACCTGATTTATCGCACCCCCGAAGTAGTTATTATGTACGTTAGACGCTCTACCGATCCTGAAGATATTGTCGCTTGGATTTGCTCCACTTATAGCACCGTCATAGCCGTTATTACTAGCTACACCAATATTAGATTTAAGTACACCGTCAACGTATATATCAAATCTACTATAATAATCTGCCGTATC